AGTCTGGACTACCGGCGTCACGTTCGTGGTCTGCCGCGTCTCCGTATCTAAATCGAATTCCAGTTTCACATGGAATAGCATCGCCTCTCCTTACTCAACCTTGGCAGACGCAGGCAACACCGTCACCGGACTGGCCGAGACGGGACCGCTTTTCTGGATTGCGTCACGCAAGAAAATAATACCAAGCACTTGCTCGATGATCGTTCGACTCGATGCCTCGTCCCACCATCCCATCTGTGCTCCAGCCGCATCGATCCCGTAAGCAAGGGCAAGAATATAGGTCTTATAGCCGCTCAACTTTCCGATAATCGCATCTAACATGGCACCGCTCCTTTCAATGAGCACGTTATGCTAACCCTGCTTTTTTCTTTGCCCACCGGGCTTTCATTATTTCGCTTAGCTGTGCCCGCCTTTCCGGTGATGGGCTGCGCCTCGCCGCACTCATTTTGAGCCGTGTTTCTACTGGTAATATCCTGCCTTTCAGTATCGCGCTAATCTTAGCCCGCTGCGCGAGCGACACTGGATGCCCGCGTTGTGCCATCTTCATACGTGCTCGCGTTTCAGGCGATTTTGCCTTCCCTTTGAACCGTGCTGAAATCGCGTCACAAAATTCCTTCGTGTGCTTCCTGCCTATGTTGCAAACACCCATCAGGGCTCGCACTTCCGGGGAACGATTGCGGGCGATCGCGCTCATCTTCGCTCTCGATTCAGGCGTAAGTACTCTACCCATAAGCCCCACACTGATCTTAGCCCGATGCTCAGGCGAGAAGGTCATGCGTTTCCCTACCACTATCAATCTCTCGATGGTTTCATGTGTATGCGTGAACCGAAACGTGCTTCGCGGATCGGCATTCGGCCTGAGATTGTAGAGTGGCTGATCATGGTCGAAATAGGCATCGATAAATGCTTGTTCTCGGCGCATGAGGTCTGCCACTTGGCATTCCAAGAGCGATTCCATCATGAAGGCCGAGGCTCCATGCTTAGCCCAAGAGGCTTGCAAATATCCATTTCTGTGCTTCCCTCTTTCCAAAGATGAGCGATGAGCTTTTAATCGTCTCGGGACATCCACAGACGACCCGATGTAGGTTCGTCCCGTTGCACTGTTCACGATTCTGTAGACGCCCGAGCACCTGCCCACTTCCATCATCCGCTCCTCTCCTATGTTTTAATCAGCTTGCGCACGTCGTCGATCCGCTTATGGATAGTATCGAAGGCGGTCTGGTCTGCCTCGTGGTGCATCTGCATCCACTGCTCACCTTGGCCAAACCGGCCTTCAATCCCTTTCAGTGTCAAGGCGATATCTTGATTGGCCTTCATGATCTCGCCCTGCCCGAGCTTGAGACAGCGATAACCCCGTTGCAGCGCCTTGAATCCGGCAGTTAACAGCCCGCCCGCCACGACCACAATGATGCCGCCATAGATTTCCTGTTCGAATTGCGTCATACCTGTACCGACTCGACCGCATGGGCGAACTCCGCATGGATCACGTCAAGCCGTCCTTCCTTCTTCAGTAAGAGTTTCAAGCCCAGCTCCACCGGCAGCGTTTCAATCGTCGTGCAGATCGCCTGCCCCTTCGCCCGATCGATCTGTCCGTCGGCCAGTCTCGGCCACGCGAGATCAAAGGCATCGCCGCGCAGATGTGGAAACTTCGTGAGTTGGCCCGCATAGTGTTCGCTCAGGGTGTCGTAAAACCCCTTCGCCAGCAATTTGACTTCCGTCTGCTGCTCGGGATGTTCCTCAGTATGAGTCATCAGTAGCGACACGAGCGCGGGGTCCCGATAGGTATCCTTCAGCCAGGCCGAGCCGTACCGGATCACGTTCTTCGCCATCGCCCGCGCTTGCCCGCCCAGATCGCGTCGGCCCGAGGTAAAGCAGGCATCAGGATGGGCCGCCAAAACCAGCTCGGCCCCACATCGCGCGTTCGGCGCGAGCTGCATGGCAGGAATCGTGAGGCTCATCCGCTACCCACCACTCGAAACGGTACAGGTGTACGTGAACTGGATGGAATCACCGCTCGCCACGTTGATCGCGGTAAACACCGACCGATCCCAGAGGACGCCGCCACCGGTGGCCGCTTGGCTCAAAATCCCGTGCTCCGTAATCGCCGCCGTGGCGTCAAACGTGAGTGTCCCAACGGTGCGATACTGATTCGCCGCGGGCTGTGAGCGCGTCCCGGTCGCGCGCGTGCTATCGGGGTTCAGCGCGGTGGTCGATTCGGTGCCGAGTGCCGTATCCGTCACGTTCTCCGCCACCACGCCCGTACCGCACCCGTGGAAGTTCAAATTAGTCAAATCCGTCACGCTGGCGTCCCAATCGTCCACCGCAAACGCCACGCCGGTATCGGTGATGAGCTTGGTGGAGAGCAGACCACGCGGTTCCTCCCGGCCATCGGCCCGGAACACCGTCGCATGTAGGCGCCCCACGCCAAAGATGCCTGTGCCATGCAGACCGCGCCAGGCT